CGATCTCACCGACTATGATCGTGAGCAGCATATCTTTCCTATATTGGTTGCTAGGCATTTTGATTTGCCGCTAACCAACCTTGGCATCTGCAGTGCCACCAATTTTAACTACAAATGGCGCATGCTAGAATGGTTCAATCAAAACCCCGGGCGCCGTCCATTGGTGGTGGTAGGCGTGACATCACCGCTGCGATTATTGATATACGACAACACGCAGCGCGGATTTCAGGACCCTATGCACTTCATATTAGAAGATCAAGCAAGATTTCCCAATGTGTGTGGAGGTACCAAGCTTGGCGGCTATGTGGGAATTCAACTGGCAGATCCACATTCGCGTAAGCCTTATTCAGACCTAGGTGAGGTGGGCAAAAACTATGTGATTTACCAATTAGATGACGAACTGCGCGATGTAGAGATTGCATCAATTTGGGAAATACTGTTTCTTAACACACTGATCAAACAACAGGGCGGCCAGGCCGTGTTTTGGACCAACTTGTACGACTTTACATTGCACACCAATAAATTTTTTGGTCCTTGGTTTGAGTCTATTAGCTGTGTTAACAATCTACAAAGATTGGAAAATGGTCGTTTCATGAATCATCCCACTGTTGAGCAACACGCCATTTTTGCTCAAGCCATCATAGACCAAATTGCATTGACTTTATAACAATAACCTGTTATAGTTGCTGTGTTTTAACTAGGAGACAACTATGACATCTCGAGTCTTTACCAGTGAGCAAAAAGCCAAACTTACCCAAGTCGTCAATGAAGGCATGCAGGTTATGATGGAAGTGGAAACCCTGCAGGGCGGACTCTCTGACACTGTCAAGGCCGTGGCCGAAGAACTTGAAATCAAACCTGCCATTCTCAAACGAGCAATCAAGATTGCCTACAAGTCGCGACTCAGCGAAGAAAACGCCGACAACGAAGATCTAAATACCATTCTTGAAACGGTGGGCAAGACTCTTTGACATATTCGGTATATCAGCATTGGGATCCATTGAAAGTGTGTGTGGTGGGTAGGACCTACCCACCTGAATTCTATCACTGGATAACCAATGCTGACACCAGAAAAAAGTTTGAACAACTGGCCGAAGAAACCGAGCAAGATTTTCAGCAGCTGATTGCACTGCTGTGTAGGTTTGGTGTTGAGGTAATTCGTCCCGCACTGCCCTGCGACCTTCATGACATGAAAATTGGAGATCGTTGGGCACCGCCTCCAGTGACTCCACGTGATTATTTTGTCATGATTCATGACCAACTGTGGATTCCACAACAGCCCAACCAGGTCCATGCACAACGTGCTTTTCAGCGCCAATCACTGGATTGGCCTACCTGGCACGGTCTAGATCTCGCTCAACATCAGGCCAAACTTTCTTGTTACCGCAACATTTTTGATCATGTGGAACAACAAGGCAATGCTGTGTGTTTCACAGATCTTGATGTTGTGAGTGGATGTTTTGTGTCAAGACTGGGACACGATCTATACTTTGCAACACAGACACCAGATCAAGATCAAACCGAACTACTACACAGTGTCAACCAACTGTTTCCCAACACCAACAATCGCATAGTTGACGCACAGGGTCACGGCGATGCTACATATTGTGCTGTGACACCTGGACTGATTGTGAGTCTGCGAGATGTGCCAACCTATGCTGATACCTTTCCGGACTGGGAGGTGGTTTATCTTGAGCCAAGTGACTTTGCTAACACCAGGCAATTCAGAGACTGTATGAAGCTCAATCGTGGCCGTTGGTATGTGCCTGGATTTGAACAGGATACCACGCTGCGTTACACAGTGGAACACTACTTTGATTCCTGGGTGGGGCATGCAGCAGAAACTGTGTTTGATGTCAACATCTTGGTGGTAGACCAACACAACATCGTGGTCAGTAGTCACAGTGATGCAGTGGAGCAGGCCTGCGCTCGTCACGGTGTAGAAGTGCATGTGTCACCGTTTAGACACAGATACTTCTGGGACGCTGGCATACACTGTGTCACAAACGATCTTGATCGTGATGAGACTATACAAAAATATTTTGACTAAATGATATTGTTACTGGGCACAAGTGATCTAGCTCATGCCATACAACAACAGCTGAGCGAGCCCGCCATCATTGTTGGCCGCCCCACCTATGATTTTTCTAAGCAAACGGACTGTGATCGAGTGGTACAAGATCACGATCCCACTGTGGTTGTCAACACCGTGGCAGTGAATGAACATCACGATGCTTGGGAGATATTCACAACAAACTTTGTGAGTGCGGCATATCTTGCCTTGGGATTTTACCAAAAGATGCAGCAAGGACAAATTATCAACATCAGCAGCACCAGCACCTATTGGGTATCATACCCCTGTATTTCCACTCAACGATTGTGTTACAATGTTAGCAAAGAAGCACTGTCACAGTTTGGACGTCACTTCAATAGAAAAATTGTGGATGACAATCACCCTGTAACAGTGAGCACAGTAGAATTGGGCTCGTTCCCCAGTCGTTTCAACCAACATCGGGGTGTCATGACCATAGAAAAGGCTGCGGCTGTGGTCTGTGACTGTATTCGCAATCCGCGTACAGCAGTATCAATAATTAAATGACATATACATGGCACGACCAGCCACTAGTGGAGAATAATGAGTTACGTAGACGCACTTTTTGATCGTGATCACGATCGCATTCATGTTGTAGAACGTATCAAAGGCCAACGTAGATATCAGGAATATCCGGCCAACTATGTTTTTTATTACGACGATCCTCGAGGCAAGTTTCGCAGCATCTATGGCACTCCAGTGTCAAGGTTCAGCACACGCAACAACAAAGAATTTCGCAAAGAAGTTCGCATGCACAGCAGCAAACAACTGTATGAAAGCGACTTCAATCCTATTTTCCGTTGTCTAGAAGAAAACTACAAAGATCTAGACGCCCCGGAACTACAGACAGCAATTTTTGACATCGAGGTTGCGTTTGATCAGGAACGCGGATTCTCGCCCGTGGAAGATCCGTTCAATCCCATCACAGCCATATCTGTGTATCTAGACTGGCTGGATCAACTGGTGACCTTTGCAGTGCCACCGCGTCACATGAGTCAGGCCACAGCACAGGAAATTGCCAACCAATTTGACAACACCATGATTTTTGACAGTGAGGCGGAAATGCTCAAGGCGTTCCTTGATCTCATTGACGATGCTGATGTACTCACAGGCTGGAACTCCGAGGGCTATGATATTCCCTACACTGTGAACCGAGTGACTCGTGTGTTGAGTCGCGACGACACTCGCAAGTTTTGTCTCTGGGGACAGTTTCCCAAACAGCGTACATTTGAAAGATTCGGAGCTGAACATCAGACCTATGACCTAGTGGGTCGGGTACACATGGATTACATGCAACTGTATCGCAAGTACACCTATGAAGAACGTCACAGCTACAGTCTTGATGCCATTCTAGAATACGAAGGTCTGGAAGGCAAGACCAAGTACGAAGGCACCCTGGATCAACTCTACAACAATGACTTCAAAAAGTTCATAGAGTACAACCGACAAGACGTCAATGGTATTGCACAGATGGACAAGAAACTGAGATTTCTTGATCTGGCCAATGAACTGGCACATGCCAACACTGTGCTGTTACAGACCACCATGGGTGCTGTGGCTGTGACTGAACAGGCCATTATCAACGAAGCACACGAACGTGGCATGGTAGTGCCCAATCGCAAACAACGTCTCACCGACGATGACACACAGGCTGCTGGTGCCTACGTGGCCTATCCCAAGAAAGGCATACACGAGTGGATCGGCAGTGTTGACATCAACAGTCTGTATCCCAGTGCGATTCGTGCCTTGAACATGGGTCCAGAAACCATTGTGGGACAACTGCGTCCACACATGACCAGTCGTTATATCAAGGAGCGCATGGCCAGCGGCATGAGTTTTGCTGCGGCCTGGGAAGGCCTGTTTGGCAGTCTTGAATATACCGCTGTGATAAATCAAGAACGTGGCACTGAAATCACCATTGATTGGCAAGACGGCACAGAAACTGTTCACAGTGCTGCTGAGGTCTGGCGGATCATGTTTGACAGTAATCAGCCCTGGATGCTCAGTGCCAATGGCACAATCTTTACC